CTACATCCAAGGTATTGATTGCTGGCCGTTTTGCATCGGATGAGGTAATGCCGGTACCACTTCACCCGGCTTGACGATGTATCGCTCGACCGTTTCAGTCGTTACAAACGTGCAGCTACAATTAATATTAGTGCACTGGTGATAGCGCTCTTTGGTGGTATCAGTAAAGTAACGACTGGTGCGCGCGTGAGCGGCTGTATGGCATAAAGGACAATGAAACATTTTTCACCTCACCGGCTGGACTCAATGACCCAATTTTAACCATTTAATACTTACAAAACAATTACTTATCATTACTTTCCGACATATCACTATCCGTTTCATACTCCACATCAGATAGCATCACCTCGAGCTCTACAGCCGTCGTGAAGCCATTCCCGCCGAGGTTATGGGTCACCTTGCTGATTATCCATGACTGGTCATCTATGACGCTCTTAAAGCCCGAGACCCTGACCGGCATTTCGGGATAAATATCTTCCCGACCTGTTGCCAGCATGATTGAGAACTCCGCAACGCCACGCTGTAATTTATCCCACTTCGCCTGAGCCGCGCGCATCGCTTGCGCCTTTGTCGCGTAAATGGTCGTCAGTGCGAAAACGTTGTCAGCCTCACCGGCCATATATTCACCCTCGCGGGCTTCCTGCTCTTTCTTCTTTTTCGCTGCGGTTTTACTGCTCACGACTTTTGCTTTCGGGTGCTGTAGCGCCCTAAGGTGTTGCTCTTTGGGCTTGCGCTTCAGTTTCACCGCTTGCTTTTGCTTCGCCGGTTTTGGGTCTTTGGTGTGCAGCCATTTAGCCGTTACGCCGGTGTAAGCACCACGGTCAGCAATAGCAAACTGATGCCGGTCGCCGTCACTGCGCTGGATAGTAATCTGAGGGATAGCTTTTCCGCTGGCCGTCGTACCACTTCCCGCTTTGAGCATCAGCAATTTACCCGCTTTGACCGATACCGCGCCGCCGTTGCGTTCCGCCAGGCGAGTCAGGAAAACAGCGTCGGATTCCTGCGACTGGTCAATATGCGGAATTTTTATCCCGGCAAGAGAATCCGCGACGCTGGCCATTAATTTATTACGGGCGGCTATCGCGCTGACGATAGCGCCGAGTGTGGTGTCGTGCCATGATTCCTCGCGGCGTGAATTGAGCGTTCCGCGAAAATCAGCGCTACGGGCGCGAATGGTCACCGTATCTGGCGCCCCCCGGTGCTCCACCTCATCGACGGTAAATCGCCCCTTACCAACGAGCGCGAAACCTTTCCAGCCGAGGTACAGCGACAAAACCGCGCCACGAATCGGCAGCGCGACAAGTCCGTCAGAATCATCGAGTTCAATGTCGAGCTGGTCAGCTTCAAAGCCCCGGTTATCCGTCATCGAGAGATTAATCAGCCGGTCGCTGATATTGCCGGTAATATCTTTGCTTTCCAGTGTCAGCATAAAATCGGGCGTCAGTGTGGCACCCGCGCCGGTGATAATATCCAGCATAATTAAGCCCCCACCTTAGACAGCAGATCGCCCGCTTTACCGACCAGACTTTCGGCCTGTTTCCCGATATCGCCATAGACCGCCGCGAGCGATTCATCGACACGGGTCAGTGACAGAGTAAAGCTGATTTTTCGTGGCGACCCGTCCTCAAAAAATACCGTGCCGGTCTCCGAGACATTGCTGACAATAAACATCCCGTAAATCCAGCCCGAGCCAGAAATAAGCGGCCATGCTCGCCCCTGCTCAGCCATCGTATAAAGCGTCAGCATCGAAAACTTGCCGCCGGTCAGCTCTGGATACAGGTCACCGCTCAGGGTGATTTTGTCCTCCCCTTCACCGAGATACTGAAAGGCGTCACGCTTCCCGATGCGGGAGTTTGACGCCCAGCTATAATCCGCGCTGCGCTGCATGCTCTGATAGGGCAACGTCTGACGCATAAAAACAAACATACCTAGTGCCAGCATCATAATCGGTCTCCTTAGTCATGCATCATGCTTGCGCGGGCTTTGGCGCGTTTCTCACGCTCATATTTTTCTAAGGCATCCTGCAAATCATTACCTAACCGACCGCCCGGCATACCGTTGCCCGGCACGTTGATTTGATAGGTTGGCCGACTCTGGTCGATGTAGGTTTTACCGGCGGGTGCCGTGACCGGCTGATAGCTGTTGTAAGAGCTGATAGCCGGGCTATAGCCGTTCTGCGTCGCCGCACTGGCTTTCGCCGCGGTCTGGTCAAGCGAGCTGGATTCTTTGTTGATAACCCCGAGCTTTTCGAGCACCCAGTCAATCCCGCTTCGCAGCTTGTTAAAGGCGTTAAGCGGCATCAGCAGCGCATCAGCCAGCGCCTGACCGAACATGACACCGACGTTACGGCAACTGTTCAGAGTGTCCTGAGTCGCTTTTACCGGCGCTATCAGGTCTTTAAACCACTGCCAGACGCCGCGAAGTTTCTCCCCGAGGCCGTCAAAGACGGGTGCCAGCGGCGCGAACATTTCCCCGACCGGCGCAAAGGCGCTCATCAGCCCCTCGATAACACCACCGAAAAAGGCGCTGACAGGCTCCCAGTATTTGCGAATCAGCAGCGCGCCAGCGACAACCGCCGCCGCAACGGCCAAGACCGGCCACGTAATAGCACCGATTGCGGCGACAACCCCGCCACTGATTGTCGTAAAGACCGCACCGAGTAGGCCAGCCGCCGCAATAATGGCGTTAATCCCGGCGATGACCGGCCATGCAATCAGACCAATACCGCCAATCACGGCAATTAGGCCAAGCGCGCCACCGGCGATAAGGCCGATGGTCTGAGCGAGTCCTTTATTTTTTTGTATCCAGCCATCGAGCTGTAATACATATTTTGTGGCCGTCTGGGTGAGCTTGCGAAGCGACTCCTCTTGCTGGTCATAAAGGTCAGTTCCGACCGCCTCATAGGCTGACTGAAACTCTTTAAAGTCGCCGCCGAGATTGTCCTGCATGACCTTGACCAGCTCTTCAGTTTTCCCGTCAGAGTTTTTAATCGTCCGGGTCAGATTATCCAGTTTTCCGCTGGCCGCTGCGGCCATCAGGATACTCGCCGATGAACTGGCCTCTTCACCGAAAATTGCTTTCATGTACTCTGAGCGCTGGCCGGTACCGAGATTATTTTTCTCAAAGCTGGTCTGCATTTCTTTAAGGATGGAGAAAATTGGCCGGGTGTTGCCCTTGCTGTCCATCGTTTTAACGCCCAGCTCTTTAATCGCGTCATATGCCTTGCCGGAGGGTGCCTGTAATCGACTTAACACGGCACGGCTACCGGTACCGGCCATCGAGCCGGTGATATTGGCATCATGAAGCGCGCCAATCATCGCGGCGGTTTCTTCCAGACTCACACCGGCATCTTTTGCGACCGGCGCGACATAAGTCAGTGAGTCACTTAACCCGGCAAAGGTGGCCTGAGATTTATTCATGGTCATCGAGATCACATCGGCAATATGCGTTGCCTTGTCATCAGCGAGACCGAAAGCGGATTTCGTACCGATGAGTAACTTTGCGTTATCCTCCATCGTTTCTTTATTCGCGAGCGACATATTCAGAATGGCGGGCGTCTGCGCGAGAATACCGTCTTTATCCGCGCCGGATTTTGCCACGATAATTTGTGCCGCTGCGGCATCATCAGCAGATGCGGCCGTATTATCGCCCAGTGTTCGGGCTTGCCCTTTTAACGCTTTCATTTCAGGCGATTCTTTATCGAGACCGAGTACAGCCTGAAGCTCTGAGTTCTTCAACGAAAAATCAAAGCCGGGTTTCAGCACTGCGCCACCGGCAACCACACCGGCGGTCGCCATCCCAGCACCGGCCACACCGACATTACGCGCACCCGCGGCGAGCTTTTGCCCGGATTCATAGCGGGATTTAACCGCACTCAGTTTCGCCTGTTGCGCGCTGACGCGCGCCAGTGCTTCACGCTGTCGGTTAAGCTGTGCGGTCGTTTCGCTGATATTATTTTTCAGGCGGTTTTCATCATTCGTCAGGTTGCGGGTATTTATCCCCGCTTTACCGAGCTCGGCCTGTTGCCGCTTAACTGACTGCGTGAGACTGTTATATTTCGTCTGTAACCCATCAGCCGCGCGTTTCGCTGACTCCAGCACTCTGGCCTGTGCCGCTGTTGGCCGTTCCGTATTTTTAAACTGCACCGCCAGCGCTTCAGCTTCCTGTTTTGCTTTTTCCAGCGACTGACCGGTTACCGCCAGTTGCGCACTGGTTTTACGAAAACCGTCTATTTTCGATGCCTGACCATTCAAATCACGCAGGGATTGCTGAGTCGTGCGGATATCACCAGACAGCGATTTACTCGCCGTCTGGATCGCTTTAAAGGGTCGGGTCGCCTGGTCGACAGCTTTCAGCAGCACTTCGAGTTTTAGGTTATTACTCATTCGTGTTTCCGCTTCGCTGTAGCGCTTTTTCGCGCCAGTTGACGAGCTCGGTCAGGCTCATAGGATAAAGGTCTGATGGCGACCAGTGGAAAATGACCGCTATGTCAGCCATCAGGTCATCGACCGAGAGTTTTTTCGGGAAGGTTACGCCGCCGAACTCGGTGACAAAAAACCGACCACCTTACCGGCAAACGACAACAGGTCGGGCAGCTCCAGCGCGGCGGCTTCCTGCTCGGTCAGCGACGGCATGGTCATGCGCGGCAGCACTTTAATCAGCGCATCGACGTCAGAATTTGCGACAGATGCCAGGCTGACGCCGCGAAGGGTTCCGGCACACGGTTTTAACAGGGTGACATCGGAAATAACCTGCTCACCGCGCTTGATGGGTTTAATCAGAGTGACGATATTTTCGTTAGTTTTTTCCATGATATTTCTCGTTAAATTCAGGTTTCAGGATGCCCGGCCAGCCATGCTGACCGGGACAATAATTACAGGCCGATATTCTGTCGGTGTGCCTCGAGCATGTCGGTACCGTTCACCATTTCGACGAGGTTCACGGTGTCAATTTCGACCATATCTTTACCGTTGAGGGTCAGCTTGTAGTACGAGCACTCGAGCGAGATTTTCGACTCAGTGTCTTCGCCCTGCTTGGCTTCGCCGAGGTCGATTTCTTTCTGACGGCCACGGAGAACAACCTCAACCGGCACGGTCTCGCCGGTGTCATCACGCTGGTAAGACCCTGCAAAACGTAGCGGCACGGAGGCCGTACCGGTCGCGGCATATAACGACCAGACAGCATCATCAGGAAAACCGCCGAGCGAGATTTCAGCCGACAGCGCATCGTCATCGAGGCCAAGGTCAACCGAGGCTGAGCCATTCATACCGCCGCCGCGATACTTCTCGAGCTTGCGGGTTAATTTTGGCAACGTGACGGACTGCACGACGCCGAGATAACTCACCCCGTCAATAAACAGGTTCATCAGTTTGAGCTTGCGCGGTAATGCCATTTGTCAGGCTCCTTATTTGCTGTTGACGGACGAGATAAGATTCGCCAGATATTTATCGGTGATGCGCTGGCGTAAGGTCAGGTGCTCAAGTGGTGGCACGGGCGTATAGTCATAATCGATAAACAGTTTCCCGGCTTTCAGGGATTCTTTGCTGTTGGCCTCTTCGTCAAACCAGCACGTCGCATCGATGATGTAACCGCCGCTTTTCAGCTCGCGGAATTTCGCGTTGATGCCGTCGATAATGTCGCGAATCAGTGTCGCGGTAATGGGCTTATCGTTCGCCCACATATGCCCCTCGGCCATTGTGTCGGCGATAACCTGTGCCGTGCGGGTGTAGTTCTCAAACTGAAACAGCGGGTCATCAGAGCAATTACGGTTACCCCAGAAGCGGAAGCCATCAGAACGAATCAGCGTGGTAACACCGGCCTCATTCAGCAAGTCGGCATCGGTGCCTTTTTCCTGCAAATCCCAGAAGACCGACGCGCTGATACCGGTGACCTCATTGACGCCGACGTTTGACAGGGTTTTGTGCCAGCCGGTGTCATTGTCAATTTTGGCGCGCAGACCCAGCGCGATGGCGGTCGCGTAGCTGGTCGTTGTGGCGCTGGCCGTGGTATCCCATCCGAGGAATTCAGGCCAGATAATCATGAGTTCACGCGCGCTGAAATTCTCGCGATAGGTCATCGCTTCGGAAATGGTTTTACAGCCCCACGCGCTGACATAGGCAAAAGCGCGCAGCTTCTGAGCCACGGAGACAAGCGCGGTCGCCACCTCCTGAGTATCGAGACCCGGCACACCGAGGATACGGGGCTTCACACCAGTGACCGCTTTCGCCGTTAACAGTGCTTTCAGCCCGGTATATTTGCCGTTCTCATCCGTGGTGCCGATGATGTTAGAAATGGTTTGCGCCTGTGCCTCTTCGTCGTCGCCGGTACCCTCGGCGACACGCACAACAACGACAACCGGTTTTGACTGGTTAGCGATGAGCTGTAAGGATTTTTTCAGGGTACCTTTAGTACCGGCTTTTGCGATAGCGCTTTGTGGGTTGGTAATCAGCACCGGCTCATTGAGCGGAAATGCCCCGGCGTCAGCATCGCTGGCCGTGCAAACCATGCCAACGACCGCTGTTGATACCGTCGAGATTGTTCGGGTGCCGTCGTTAATTTCGACGACCTCGACACCGTGATGATAATCACTCATCCGTTTAACTCCGTTAGTTGGGGTGAGTGATATTGTCGGGTGTACGTTTACAGGGGGCTATTTGTCAGGGTTGGATAAGGTCTGGCACAACCGGCCAGAGAAAAGACAGCGGGTTTTCACCCGCTTTTATCATGCCGGAGCATCAGGCCAGTTTATTTTCGGGGCAGTGCTCAGATCCAGACGACGCAGCGCGGTACGATAAGCACGTAATTTCGTAAGCTCCTGTTCTTCATCGGCTGAAATATCGCCATCTTTTTGTGCATCCTCCAGCCAGTTAATACGCGCTGTTGCTTCACTCATGCGGCTGTTGCGTTCTGTTTCAGCGTCAGCCAGATAGTCGCGAATTTGCTGCAATTTCCCGTCCTGATAAAACCAGTCATCACCCAGCGTGACGCGCAGATTAGCTTTTGTTGCTGGAAGCTCGACGACACTGAGATTGACCGGGAAAAGCGCGTGAATATTCGTCGTGAATGTTCTTACACGACCATCATCGTCATACCCGATTTTTAGTGTTGTGGATTCATCAAATAATTCAATAACGTCATACCAGTCGTTGCCCTTTTCATCACGTAAAAACATGACGTTCTGACCATCTATAATTTTTGGCCTGTTGGTAGTGTCAGGAATGTAAGGAATGAATTTACCAAAACTCTGCATTTTTATTTACCTTTAATTAATGACATACCATGTGTTATTAACCTGTTTCCGCATATAACGAATGATAAAATTACCAACGTTTGAGCTTCCCCCAACCATATTAAAGTTGTACATGGCTGCGCCATCCGTTCCTCGTGGGTAGCCCCACCCATCACGGAAACCAACTTCTGCAGGGGCTGTCAGATCGATATTCTGGACGAAGTTTTGTAATACCCACTGCTGCGTGGCATAAGCCGATAAATCAGTAGCTGGCGGTGGGTTTACAGGTGAATAGACTCGATTACCTTTGTCATAAATGCCTTCTGTGGTATCTATTGCGCCAAATACAGCCAGATATCCATGAATAGACGTACTTCCATCGCGACTAATGGTTAATGGATTTGACGCCCACGCACCTTTCTCGTCATAAAAATGAATATCAAATCTGTCCTGATAATAACCGTACGCGCAGGACAGAATGCCACTGGCGTCATCGTTGGCTATCATGCAGTTAGCATCTGGCCTTGCCCCCTGGAATAAAAAGCGCAGCGGTCCGCGTAAAGCACCTCCTGTTATTGGCAGCGCCCCAACATCTTCTGACGTTGGTTTGTTTGCGGTATTAAAATCGCGCCGCCAGATAGCCGGATACCCCCCACCATGATTAACGTAGGTAAACTGAGCATTTACAACACCAGTTGTTGAGGAAGTTGGTGTCGTGACACGAATGGTCATCGCATCACGAACGCCCATAACCTCAACAACCGCACCGGCTAACTGAATATTTCCGCACCCTGTATCAGTGATGGTTCGATTATCACCGTAAGACCATGACCCCTTGCACATCCAGTACGGATGATTAAACGCCCCCTGAGATTCAAGCCAGACAATAAACTCCGCAGTCGTCCAGTTGCCGCCCCCGCCAATGCTTACAGTTCCGCTGAAAGCGCGTGCTGCCCCGATATTTCGCACGAATACATCTTTTTCTGGAATATCCCTGCCGTTCTGCTCTTTAGCCAGTCGCTTATCTGCATTGTCATTAGCCGCTTTTACTGCCTTTGACGTTGCGGCCTTACCTTCGTCATTGCTGTCAGTCGCGCTGCTGAGTTGCACAATGCCCTTTTGCGTTGTGCTCGCGTCCTGAGCTGTATATTTACCATTGGCAAGCTCATATGCAGCCTTAACCGCTTTCGGGGTTGCGGCCTTACCTTCGTCATTGCTGTCAGTCGCGCTGCTCAGTTGCACAATGCCTTTTTGCGCTGTGCTCGCGTCCTGAGCCGTATATTTACCATTGGCAAGGTCATACGCCGCCTTAACTGCTTTCGGCGTCGCCGCGTGGCTCTCAGACTCGCTGTCGGTGGCGGTGCTGAGCTGCACAAAACCTTTTTCTTTCAGCGTGGCGTCAGGATGTTTGCGGGACTGCTCATGCTCGGCGAGCTTGTCGTCGACATAATCCTGCGTTGCCATCACCGTTGTTGCATCAATGGATAATTCCACCGAGGCGATACTGCTGACAATAATGACCATACGGCAGGTCTGCGCACGACCTGAGCCCTCGGCCAGTTCTGGCTTGTAGCTTTCTGCCATATTGGCGACAGCAATCAGAGCGCCCTCATCGTCATAAAGACCGAGCTCACGCATCCAGAAACCGCCCACTTCCGGCGGGATAACCAGCTCGGCCACAATGTAATTGCTGTTTCTGTTGTCCTGGCTAATTTTATTCAGCGCATGACGCCAGACCTCATTAATGAGCTTTGTCTGACCGGCGTTCGGCTCCGGCAGCGTACCGCCGCCATCACCGACGGCCATCACCGTAATATTGACTTTTTTACCACCCGGCACTGTGGCCGCTGCCAGTTTTTCAGCTCCGGCAGTGGTGATAATAGTTTTAAATTTCGCGCTCATTATTCCTCACTTATCCGGGGTAAATCGTAATAATATCGCCGTCACAGCTCACACCGCCGGTATACATAAAACCGGGAATGTCCTGGATAATATTCAGGCCAATCAGATGACGACTGGCGGGTTTTGCATCAGCAATTAACCGCTCCATTTCTAAATACATTTCCTCAGTGATGCCGCTTTCCAGTACGCCAATATCAAGACGAAATGTTCCCACCGGGTCGCCGGTCTCCCACCATTCCGTCACGTTGATGATGTAGCCGAGCGGTTCAATAACGCGCCGGACCGCGCCTATCGTCCCTTTGTGGCAGTGAATGAAATACGCGCTGCGAATAACATCCCGCTTTGTCTTTTCCGGCCAGTTCTCATCCCAGCGGTCAACGGAAAACGCCCACGCCAGCCACGGCAAAAGGTTTGCAGGACAGGAATCAGGGCTCCACAGACGACGCAGCGGGACGGGAGTGTTTTCGATATCCGCGCATGCACGTGCCGCCGCCACCTCAAGCGGCGACGAGCCCACCGGCAACAGCCGCGCATTACTCATCAGAGCCCCCTATCGCAATGTGATAATCACTGCAAAATGACGCCTGAGTCTTATCAAGCACAATGTCAGTGACCGGCGCGGAAAGTTCGACACGCTGGATCCCTTCAACATGCAGTGCGGCATAAATGGCCGAGAGCCGAATGTCCCGCCCGAGCCGGTGCTGCGCGCTGATATAGGCTTTTAGTTTCGCTTCAGCCGCCGCCCGGATGGGCTCACTTTCCGGCCCCGGATAGATAAAAATCGTTGCCCGAATCTGGTAATCAACAATCTCAGCTGACTGAACTGTCACACGGTCAGCAACCGGTCTGACGTTCTCATCATTAAGTGCATTACGCACGACTGTCAGGAGTTCATCGGATGCGGCACCATTATCATGTCGGGAGAGCACCGAAATCGTCACACAGGCTGGCGACGGGCTGATAACTGAAATATCCGCGACTCGCCCGTCAGCGCTGCGACCATGAAATTCATAGGCACCCGTTGAGCCCGCCACACTCATCCCCTCAAAAGCCTGCTGGATGCGAAGACGAAAATCAGAGTCTGATTCCATCACCGCCGCCACCGGGGGAATTGCCGATTTATCAGCCGGTGTGATAACCAGCCGTTCGACGTTGAAGTTTGCGCCGATGACGTCAAGGTCGTTGCCCTCTGCGTAAGCCAGCGTGACCGCCTTTGCCGCATTATTTACACGCTGACGCCAGATAACCTCCCGATAGGCGTTTTCTTCCAGGTACTTCACCACCGGCTCAGACTCGAGGGCGAGCGTCCGGGCAATGGCGTCCTGTTGGTCTTCAGGATAAAGAGACACGAATGTCGCCTTACGCTCAGCAAGGATGGTTTCAAAATCCAGCGTTTCCACAACGTCAGGTGCGGGGAGCTGGCTCAGGTCGATGGTTGCCATAAATTCAACTCACAGGGATAGTCAGTGACAGGGTTTTGCCGGTGTCACGGGTCTCGCCGGTCAGTTCAACAATCATCTGACCGTTAAACTGACGTTCTACCGTCAGCGAGCTGATGTTGATGCGCGGCTCCCACTTCAACAGCGCCATATAACAGGCGCACATAATTTGCAGCCTCAGCGCGTCGGTCTGCGGCATATCAATCAGGGATAACAACAGCGAGCCATAATCGCGGCGCATCACGCGAGAGCCGACCGGCGTTCGCAAAATATCGCCACAGCTCTGACGGATATGATCGGCGTCAGTGATGGTGCGCCCGGTCTCTCTGTTCATACCGATATATCGGGTCGTCATTTCGTGTCCTCCGTCCAGGCTCCACCTCTTTGCACACCGCCGTGACCGTGGTCGTCGACCTGCACGCCGTTTGATTTAAATGTACCGTCGGTGTGTTCGATGTTTCCGCGCATGGTGCCGCCTTGTTGTACCTCAAGCGTCGCCGTCGTCAGTTTGTTGGTGCAGACCACTTCCGGGGTGTCGAGGGTGATGCGGGTCTCGGCTTTCACCGTCACCAGCGGTACCGTCGCAGTGATGGAATCCGACGCCGTTACGTCTGCGGTTTTAATGCCGCTCACGGTCAGCGCGCCGGTCTCCGGCTCGTACTCGATAACAGCCCCGTCAGGAAAGGTGATGTGAAAAGCATCAGCCGACGCCGATGGCGCGGGGTGGTCATCAGAGAAAATACCGGGCAGCACAAAAGCGGTGTCGAGCTCACCACCGACGGCCAGCAGTAAAACCTGCTCACCCACAGACGGAGCCCACCAGACACGTGAGCGACCGGCGCGCGTGGTCAGCCACTGAAGCCAGTCGGTAACAATGCCGCCAGTCTGGACGCGACAGCACCCGTCATCGAGGTCGACTTCGACGACGACGCCGGTGCGTATCAGGTTGCGAAGGAGGCGTAAAGCGTCCTGAAGAGTTGCGCGAGTATTCATACAAGGAAGGATGCCGCCCGGTGCTCTGAGCGGCAATTGATGCGGGTTTTACTGTCGATGACACAACGCTAAACGGACAATTTAGCGATAATTATTTCCTCCACTGCCTGACGGTCTTCGTCATTAAACCCGATGAGCGGTCGGGCATCGTACTGCACCGGCGCACTGTTTCTCCCTGGCTTATCTTTGAGACCGTACTGATGCACATTCGCCATTCGTTGTACCTTGCCGGTAAATTCCATGACCGCCGCGTCATTCCCCGCCGTGGCTTTCATAAAACGACTGGTGCGGAGTTTGGCGAACATTTCCCGCTTAACCCGGCCTTTTTTGGCTTTTACCGGCTGGCGTTTTCGGGCGGCGTAAGGTGTGCCGTCCGGTGCTTTCTGCGTTTTAATCCGGCGCTGTTGACGGGCTCGCAGAGTCTTCGCGATATCTGCGGCCATTCTGCGACGGGCAGAAGGTGACAGCGCCGCTATCAGCCCCGCGAGCTTAACGTCAAAGGGTTTAAAGTCATTCATGCCAGCGACTCACGAGCTCACCGTTAACATACAGCTCAACCGGTCGGGTAACGGGCTCCGGCGGCTGCGGCTCTTCAGCCTGTTCGACGTGAAGCTTATCCCCCTGCTCTTTAACGAGGGTGCGCTCGGTCAGCATCAGGCTGATACTGATATCAGCGCTGTCGTTGTCGTTGATATCGGCAAAATAGGTGAATCCCTTTTTACGCCCTTCATCGGTCGTCATAATGTCAGCCTGATGGATGCGCAGCCACGCCTGAATCGGGACGAGTAACAGCTCGATATCATCCGTGAAATCGGTCACCACCACATTAAGCGTGTACCGGTTCTCAAACGACAGCGACGTCGCCAGCGTCGAGGCAATATTCCCGTTGTCGATAAAGACACGCATCATATCGGGGTTTCGTGCCAGCACCGGCACGGCGTCAGTTAAGGCTTTTCGCAGACTCTTCGGCTTGTACATCGATTTTATCCTGACAGTTTTTCACGGTTCTGACCTGTAGCGCACAGCGCTCGAGGGCGCTTTCAAGCTGGCGTATATCCGCGCTCAGGTCACCGTTGGTGGACGGGTCACTTCCCGGCATCGGGCAAAGACTGACCCTCGGGCATGCGTTGTAGACAATCACCGGCGTCGGCACAGGCGGCGCGCTGGTGCAACCGGCGCACAGCATCAGGTAAATCAGCGCTATACCAGCGGCGTAGCTGTTCATTTTCATTGAGTAACCTCGTAATGGTCTGTTCCCGGCGTTGCGCCCGCGCTCCGGCATCGATGAGTTCACCGCGCAGTAAGACCTGAGCGGTCTCATTTTCCCCACGGATACGGGAGGCCGTTTTAAGCTGGCTTTTCAGCATGGTAATCAGCGTTTTTTGTTCTCCGGCGACCTTGTTCGCCCGTTCAAAGGAGCGGGTCAGACTGGTGTTTTCGTGGCGCATCCAGAGCAGCCCGGCCACCGCCAGCACTAACAGCACGACTATCGTTTTCATTTCGCCCCCTTCAGGCAGTAGGTGCGCTCGCGAAAGCGGCGATTTTCGAGCCCGGTATTACGCTCACCATTCACAAACACCCAGCGGGTGAGCTGGTCACAGGCTTGCCACCATTGCCGGTGTTTCAGGTGATACACCAGTGTTGAGCGACAGGCCGCGCCGGTACCGACGTTAAAAGCGAAGCTGACCAGCGCGTCATAGACGGCGGGTGGCATTTCAACAGGCACACAGACCGCGAGTCGTTTCTCGACGTTCAGCACATCAGCGACCAGATTCGCGGCGGCTTCCTTCTCGGTGATATCCCGTTTCGGTACCACCCCGGCAGTGTGGCCGATGCCTGACGTCCACACGCCCGCGCTGCACTGATAAGGGCGCAACCGGCAACCCTCGAGGTCGGCAATCAGCGCGAGCCCCTCCGGCGAGGTGTGAAGCAAACGAAAATCAGGTACCAGTGCCGCCAGCGCCAGCACGACGGCCACACTGCAACGTTTAACGAATGAGCCCACGAATAACCCCCTTATCAATCCCCATCGAGACGAGATAGCGGTATTTCTTTCGCTGGTACCAGAAGTTAACCAGCGCGGTAAAAATGGCGCAGCTTCCCCCGACATAAAGCGCGAGCCGTTCCGGTGTCTGCGTACCGAAATACGCCAGCACCACTGACAGCCAGTAGGTCAGAAAGGTTGTGATTTTATCCACAGTCAGACCCATAAATTCACGGTCTCCGATACCGGTGCGGCGTCGACTTCAGGCAGACTGACCGCCGTGCCATGTGGCAGGACGACACCCAGCTCAGCGAGCCCCGGATTAGCCAGCAATACAGCCTCGACCACACCTTCAGTGCGCCCGTAATGGCGCTGACATAACGTGTCGAGCGTGTCGCCCTGATGCGCGATGACGTTCATCAGATTTGCCCCACGATGCAGCGCGCTTTGTCCTGGATACGGGCAACCGACCAGCGCATGTCACGCCACATTTCATCGATGGTGTCATCGATGCTGTCGGCCTTTTTGTCACCTTTGGCGCTGGCATCAACGCCCCGGTAACGCTCGTACAGCGTCGCGGTCGTCATCGAGCAAACAGCGTTGAAGTAGTGAAAAACCCGCACACTTTCGCCGTCGAGCTCATCCGTCGGCACATCCTCGAGGCGCTGATAACCGGCGGCGAGCTGAAGGTCGCGCCAGTCGGTTAACTCGGCGTTGGTCTCGGCCATCGCGGTTTTAATCGCCCGGCGCAGACGCACCGGCGTCACGGTCTGCTCGAGGCGCATTTCTTCGCGCATACGCTTCGGATCAACATCCGGGAAAAAGGCCGTGTTTTTAATCACCGGCTCGTCGACCGGCACCGGCGGGATGACCATCGGGTCGCGCTGTTGCGCCGGGTTATTCATCACAATCATGGTCATGAGTACCTCAGTAAATAGGTGGGCGGTGGACGCCGGTCGCAGTTACGGTGAATCACCGACATTGACCAGCGTGCCGCCCGGCGCGGGGCGCGTTCTGTTAACCGGCGACTTTCTTCGGGCGTCCACGCCCTCGTTTCACCGGTGAATCTTGTTTTTTCGCGGGTGCCTTTTTCGCGGCTTTCGGCGCTGTTTTTTTGACGGCGACCGGTTTCGGATTCAGCTCACGAGTGAGGGTCTCAATGTCCTTTCTTACCCCGGCGTTGGTGTCGAGCTGTAAGGCGCGTTGCAGGTGCGCCAGCGCATCAGGAAGCTGACCGGCATCACGCAGGGTCAGACCGGTGACCTTATGCAGCCGGGCGCGCACTTCGTCAGGCATATCGGCGGCATCGGTCAGCCCGATGACCTCAAGCAGTTGCGCAGCGTCGACCGGCTCACCGGCAATACGGGCGCGGGTTGCCGCGAGTGCGACCTCTTCGGCCAGCATGTATGGGGTGGTGCGGGAATGATTTTCCGGCATCGACAGACCGAAACGCAGCGCATAGCGCGCAATCTCAATCGCGCCGGTGATATCCCCCGCATCAAGACGCCAGAGCATCACCGTCATCAGAATGTCATCCTGTGCGCCGGTGCCGCTTTCCAGTACGCCAGCGACCCACGGCAGGTACAGCGGGAGTAATTCGCGTTTCTTATCCGCTTTGCGTTCTTTAGAACGAATTGCTGATAGCGTCCGGCGGTCAGCGGCCAGCTTGACGAGCATTTGCTCGTAAGGTGAGGCATGACGCAGCGGGGCGTTATCCCGCTGCGATGCCCTGATAGCCGAGACCCGCATCGCGTGACGCTGTGCGGGGGTTGACATCGGTTATGCCTCCTTGCCGTCAGTGGTGCCGGTTTCAGCCGGTGCGCTGCCTGTCAGAGACTGCATCGCTTTGACCATTGCCGCCGCAAAGACTTCCGCGCTCACAGGTTCAGTGGTGGCGGGTTCTTCCGGCTCGAGGATCTCGATATTTTCAATCAGGCAACCGGCCTCGTAGTCCTCGATAACGAAATCGACTTTGACCTGTTCGTAGTTTTCCACCTGGTCGAGTTTCGGATTTTCGACGATGTGGCGGCGGTGGCCGTCCTCGTACAGATAAATCGAAATGTTATCCAGCGTTGTAATGAAAACGCTGTTTGCCGGGAAGAACGGCGCGCGCACCGCCTGAAGCTGACCGATGGTTTTCTGGCTGATAATCAGCTCACCGGCGAGCTGTTCGCTGTTCGCCTGGAATTTGTTAATCATCGGGAAGTATTTGTCGGTCAGGATACGGCGACCACAGATGACAACCATTTCCGGGTTCTCACGGTGAATTTCCGCGACCAGCGACTCGAAAGCATCCATGACCAGCGCGTCGAGGTTGGCGTAATGCCCACCTTTACCCACTTTGATGGTGTTCGAAATCACGGTACCGTCAGCGTCGGTGATGCTGGACATCACACGCTCAGGCGCGTCGTTGCGGTATTTCTGCAACCAGCCGACAGCCACATCCTGAAGCAACGGGTTTTTGCTACGGTCAGACGTCGCCGCCCGGCTCACGCCGTTAAAGCCGATGGTGATGTAGTCCAGCGCCTGACGCTTGATGATGGCGTTACGGATCCGAATCTGGAAATCCTGAAAACGCGCCCACAGGTCGAGCTTGTTGTACTTCAGGTGATAGTCGAAGTTCACCGGATGACAGAAATAGCGGTACGCATCCATTTTCGCGAAATCAGCGGTCTTACGCTCGACGCCACCGTCGGTATCAGCGGTGCTGGCAATGGAGCCAGTCACATCGATGCCGACTTTCTCTTCGGTCAGCTCGCCAACGGTTACCATGTTGATGAGCTTCAGGAAGCTGGACGACTGCTGGATTTTGTCAAACAGGGTCTGCGTCACCGACGGCTCGACGGTGAATTTTTTGTTGAGGTCGCTGACCTCGATGCCGTTCAGTTCAGCGATACGGCTCAGGTACTGATTAAATTTAAAACGGGTGTCTTTACGCATGGCGTTTCTTTTCCTTCGGAGTTATCAGGGGTTAGCAGTCGGTCAGCGTGGAGACCGCCGAATCACCGTCACCGCCGGTACTTAACTTGCGGCGCGCCTGTGATTTGCTTTCGGTGTTTGCCAGCGTGGTGGTCAGGGTGCTGAATTGCTGCGAGGTGGTGTCGGCCTGTTCGGCCAGCGCTTTTTTGACGTCGGCGAGTTCGGCTTCAATGGCACTGAAACGTACCTCGGCGCTTTCGCCGCCGGTCTGCACCCGCTCGGCGATGGCGGTCACGGCTTCATGTACATCACCGAAACGCGCATCGTCGTCAGTCTGTTTACGGCTGAAGATGCCTTTCACGGTGTCGCTGAGTTTGGTCAGCAGGGTGTCGGGCAGGTCTTCGAATTCCAGCTCGGCAAGGGTTGCCACTGAGAAGAAATTCTCAGGGCTGGCTTTAAATCGGTTGAGGGGGTTGTGTTTCGCGGTACGGCAAAACTCAAGATATTCAGTACCGAGGCTTGCCGGGTCGTCAGTGACGGCCAGACCAACCAGATAGCATTTGCCGCTGTTGGCAAAGTTCGGTTGAATTTCCATTGAGGTATAGACTTTTTGTCCTGCCTTATTCATCGCGACGAGGTCATCGGTCGGCGTGATTTTGGCAAACAATGCCATCTTGCCATTGAGCGCTGAATCATCGTCAATAACTTCGGCTTTCAGCTCAGCCACATCGCCATAGCGTTTAAATACGCTGTCAGGCAACAGGCCGCGCAGGTGCTCGAGGTTAATACGGCAACCGTAGACGCGCGGGTCATACGAATCAGCCATCTCCTGAATATCAGTCGCACTGATGACGCGACCGTCGCAGGTGTCACCCTCGACGCCGATGCGAAACCATTTCGAAACTTTTTTAGCCATGAGTCAGGTGTCCTGAGTTGGGTTATCGGGTCGGATGTAGTTTCCCGACTCCCTCCCTCGCCAGCCACCGGTTACAGAAGTGCAACCCCTGACACAACAGGGGGTTAGCGATTCATCCCCCCTGAATCTTTAGCCTTGCCGTGTACTCATCACAGTGAGGTTTTATGACCACTACCAACGACACATCACTACTCAGCGACCCGCGACGACAGGCCGCGCTTTTGTTCTGGCAGGGCTATTCCGTGCCACAAATCGCGGAGCAGTTACAGGTCAAGCGCCCCACGGTGCAGAGCTGGAAACAGCGCGATAAATGGGAAGAAACCGCCCCGTTAAACCGGGTCGAGTTCACGCTCGAGGCGCGGCTGATTCAGCTTTATGCAAAGCCTGACCTGACGGCTCACGACTTTAAGGTCGCGGATTTTCTTGCGCGCCAGATGGAACGCCTCGCGCGGGTTAACCGCTACGGCCAGACCGGCAACGAAGCGGATTTAAACCCGAACGTGGCCAACCGCAACAAAGGGGAAAAGAAGAAGCCGAAAAAGAACTTTTTCAGCGAAGAGGCTATCGAGAAACTCGAAGAGATTTTCCTCGAGCAGTCTTTCGACTATCAGCTCGAGTGGTGGCGCGCGGGGCTGGCGCACCGCATCAGGAACATTCTGAAATCGCGACAGATTGGCGCGACGTTCTATTTTGCACGTGAGGCACTGTTACAGGCGCTGAAGACCGGCCACAACCAGATATTTTTGTCGGCCAGTAAGACGCAAGCCTATGTATTCCGTAAATACATTATCGCCTTTGCCCGACAGGCTGGCGTCGAGCTTACCGGCGACCCGATTGTGCTCGGCAACAATGGCGCGGAGTTGATGTTTCTCGGTACCAATGCCAACACGGCACAGAGTCACAACGGTGACCTGTATGTCGACGAAATTTTCTGGATCCCCAACTTCCAGAAACTGAAGCGCGTCGCCGGGGGCATGTCGTCACAGGAGCATTTACGCACGACCTATTTCTCGACCCCCTCATCGCTGGCACACGGTGCTTACCCGTTCTGGTCGGGTGAGCTGTTCAACAAGGGACGCTCAGACAAGAGCGAGCGCGTCGATATCGATATCAGTCACGCCGCACTCGCGAAGGGCGTCGCCTGTCCTGACGGTCAGTGGCGACAGATTGTCACCATCGAGGACGCACTCGCCAAAGGGTGCACCCTGTTCAACATCGATACGCTGAAGCGCGAGAACAGTGTCGATGAGTTCCGCAACCTGTTTATGTGCGAGTTCGTCGACGATAAAGCGTCGGTATTCCCGTTCGAAGAACTGCAACGCTGCATGGTCGACAGCCTCGAAAAATGGGAGGACTACGCGCCATTTGCCGACCGGCCATTCGGTCACCGCCCGGTGTGGATTGGTTACGACCCGTCATTACGTGGCGACAGTGCCGGGTGCGTCGTCATCGCGCCGCCGGTCGTTGCCGGGGGCAAATTCCGCATCCTCGAGCGCCACCAGTGGAAAGGGATGGACTTCGCCCAACAGGCCGAATCCATTCGCGAGCTTACGCAGAAATACACCGTGGAATATATCGGCATCGATGCTACCGGGCTCGGTCAGGGCGTTTTCCAGCTCGTACGGTCTTTCTACCCGGCTGCACGTGAAATCCGCTACACGCCGGAAATGAAAACCGCGATGGTGCTCAAAGCAAAAGACACCATTCGCCGCGGTTGCCTCGAGTACGACGTCAGCGCGACCGATATCACGCAGTCGTTTATGTCTATCCGCAAAACCATGACCAGCAGTGGTCGCAGCTCGACCTATGAGGCCAGCCGCACCGAGGAAGCCAGTCACGCCGATCTCGCCTGGGCAACCATGCACGTATTAATTAATGAGCCGCTGACCGCCGCGACTGGTGAGCAGTCATCCAGCATCATGGAGTGGAACTAATGAGCAAGAAACGCAACAAGCGCCAGCAGCCGCCGCGCACCCAAAACCACACCGCCGCACCGGCACAGAGCATGGAAGCATTCACTTTTGGTGAGCCGACGCCGGTACTCGACCGCCGCGATATTCTCGATTATGTCGAGTGTATCGATAACGGCCAGTGGTACGAGCCGCCGGTGAGCTTTTCCGGGCTGGCGAAGAGCATGCGCGCCGCCGTGCATCACAGCTCGCCGATTTACGTGAAGCGTAATATTCTGGTGTCGACCTACATCCCGCACCCGCTGTTATCCCGTCAGGACTTCACCCGGTTTGCGCTCGACTATCTGGTGTTTGGTAATGCGTTTATCGAAGAGCGTCGCAGCCTGACCGGCAAGCCGTTAAAACTGGAAACCTCACCGGCGAAATACACCCGCCGTGGCATCGAGAATGACGTTTACTGGTACATTCAGAGCTACACACAGCCGCACCAGTTCGCGCCCGGCTCCGTCTTCCACCTGCTCGAGCCCGATATTAATCAGGAGCTTTACGGGATGCCGGAATACCTGAGCGCACTCAATTCAGCCTGGCTGAATGAATCGGCGACCCTGTTCCGTCGCAAGTATTATCAGAACGGCGCGCATGCGGGTTACATCATGTATGTGACCGACGCCGCGCAAAGCAGCACCGACGTCGAGGCACTGCGAAAGGCGATGCGCGACTCGAAAGGACTCGGCAATTTTAAGAACCTGTTTTTTTACGCGCCGAATGGTAAAGCAGACGGGATTAAAATTGTGCCACTGAGCGAAGTCGCCACGAAGGATGATTTTTTTAATATCAAGAAAGTCAGCGCCGCTGACCTGCTCGACGCGCACCGCATTCCATTCCAGCTTATGGGCGGTAAGCCCGAGAACGTCGGCTCAGTGGGTGACGTTGAGAAGGTGGCAAAGGTCTTTGTGCGTAACGAGCTGACCCCGCTACAGGCGCGGTTTATGGAGTTGAACGAATGGGCGGGCGAAGAAATTATCCGCTTCGAAAAATACAGTCTCAGCGACGACGAGTAACCCCACCTACAGCCGCCCGTCGTGGCGGCTTTACCCCCACCGCACACAACGCCCTCAGCGCCACGACACGCCGTCGCCGCTTCGCTTCACCTCGTTACTCACCCACAACCATAACAACGCCACAGGGACGCGCTCAGGCGCTGAAAAAATAAAATAAATACCACGCTCAGCGCGCAATGCTATCCCCGCCTCGCCTGCCCGCTTTATGGGTCGGTTTTAATGCAGTTGCATCTAGTAAAAACAGCGCGCCGCGTGCGGCTTCAAAGCACAAAGCTAAGCTTCGAAAACAAATGCAAAAACATTCAACAAAATGCGATGAAACATCGATTCTAATCGTATGAAATTACTGTACAAAATCACACATCACATCATAGTGAAATAACACCTGTTTTATGCTAAAACCAAGCTTTACATTCAGCAAAAGCAAACCATGCGGATGGGATGACTTATGGAAAAAGAAAAGATTGGTGCATTTCCTGCAAAAAGATTTTTTGTGGACATGCTCACAAGGGATATTGAGCTGCAAGATGCAATTTTAGATCTACTTGATAACTGTCTTGACGGGGCTCTACGCTCTGTCTCAGAGAGTCCCGCAAACCAAAATAAAGAAAAAATTTATGAAGGTTTTGAAGCAAAAATAAATTTTGATAACAATAACTTCACAATTGAAGATAATTGCGGTGGTATATCAGGGAAATTAGCAACCGAACATGCTTTCAGACTTGGTCGCCCAAACGATAGAGAGGGCGAGAAAATACCAACGATCGGTATTTATGGCATAGGAATGAAAAGAGCCATATTCAAAATGGGTACGGCTTCGGAAGTTTTAAGCAAAACAAAGGATGAGCAATTTAAAGTTGTCATTACACCTGAATGGATATCAGATGATGACAAGTGGGAATTAGAACTTGAGCGAACTAATGTTGATTTAAGCCACCCAGGAGTTAAAATCAGTGTTAGCGAACTTCGAGAAGATGTAAGCAATATGTTTACACCAGATAGGGGGTTTGAAGAACGTCTAATAATTGCTATCGCAAATCATTACAGCCTCATCATTAATAAAGGTTTTAAGGTTTATGTTAATAATGAAGAGGTGAAACCAAACCTCACTACACTGATGATTGATGAGAATGCTTTCAGTGAAGGGAACAATGGTATAACCCCATATTTCTATAAGGGTGAAAGTAAAGGTGTATCAATTAAAATCGCGGTAGGGTTTTATCGAGATTTAGTTACTGATGATGAAGAACGCTCTATCCTTTCAGGAAAAACAACCACCGAGAAAGCAGGCTGGACAGTAATCTGTAATGACCGTGTAGTCTTACATGCTGATAAAACTCGATTGACCGGATGGGGTGAGGCTGGCGTTCCTCAGTATCATACTCAATTTATAGGAATAGCAGGTGTTGTAATCTTTACATCTGATGACGCTGAAAAACTCCCAATTACTACAACCAAACGCGGTGTCGATGGCAACTCAGATATTTACCTTGCAACAAAAGATTTTATGCGAGAAGGTATGAAACTCTTTACCGATTTTACTAATCGCTGGAAGGGTAATTCTGAAGCGAAAAGAAAAATGTTCTCCGACGCCCCTCAAACACTTTCGCTCAATAACAAAAATGTTGATAGCGTAGTTCCAGATAATAAATGGTCTAAGGTTACAAGATCCATTGGTGGTAATGCCTACAAACCCAAATTACCGGTCCCTAGAGAATCTGACCCTCTCAAGCAAATAAAATTTAATAGAAAAGTAAGTGAAATAAAATTAGTTTCACAATTTCTTTTTGATGATGATTCTTTCGCGCCTACGGACGTGGGTAATTATTGCTTTGAACAGTTTCTGGAGAGAGCCAAAAAATGAGTTCAGGCGGAAGCATCCCCTACCATCTGCGACAACACAAAGCGGTGGAACGGAATTTATTCATTGAACTTCTCAGGAAGCTTAATAATTATATAAATATATCAGATTATGTTTATATTGGGTTTGGGGGGCCATTTCTTGAAGACTTCAAACAATTACACACTGCTTTAAAAATCAGTAAAATGATTTCTCTTGAGGTGGATGCCAATGTTCATGTTAGGCAAAAATTTAACATGCCAATATCTTGCGTTGATATTGGTGAAGAGCCTGAGAGTAGTGGTGAATTCATTACAAGATATGACTTTGAAGATCCATCTTTAATTTGGCTTGACTACGCAATCCCAAAGGATCTTAATAAGCAACTTAATGAAATTGCTAATATGATTAGCAAGTTGAAGCCTAAAGATATTTTTAAAATAACCCTTAACGCGACACCAGATAGCTTAGGGCGGGATTATAAATCTCCAGACCCGAAACCTTTTAGGCTGGAAAAATTAAAAAGTTATCTTACCGAAGATTATTGCCCCATCAATCTTGAAGTGGATGACGTCACATTTAAAAGATATCCAACCGTATTGTTAAAAGCGTTACAACGTGCGATTAATGTTGGTCTATCTGGCAGAAAAGATATTCAAATACAACCTTTAGCTACATTCATATATAAAGATGGTCAACAAATGATCACTTTTACTGGGATTGTGTTGCCTAATAACAATGATGATAAAGAGTTGTTCTTTGAAAAATCAAGGATACAAGTATGGCCTTTTTTTAATGGAACTTGGGACACTATCAGAAACATTAGTGTTCCAACCATGTCTTTAAGAGAAAGAATGTTTATAGAAGAAAGGTTACCTTTTGGAACCGAGCCCCAAATTAAAGAGCAGCTCGGTTTTTACCTTGGTGAAAATGAAGACGAAGCAAGTGAATACTTGCAAAACTTTATTGAGTATTACAAAGTTGTACCGTGGTATTCAAAAGTTCTTTTTTAACATTTATACAAAACTCATATAAAGGTAATAGCATAGCCTCTGCTACTAAGGGGCTAACGCTATTACCTATTTGCCTAAAACTATGCCATTTTGTTGGGTGAAAGCGAAACCAATCAGGAAAACCTTGTAATCTTGCGGCCTCACGAGGTGTGATAACTCTCGCTTGAGTGGGGTGAATTGGCCTGACAGCCTGATAGCTTCCTTTATCACTACCTGTACCAGCCCTCAATGTAGGGCAAAAACCATTGGGATCTAGACGCTGAGAACGAGAAACCTTGTCTGTTTCACCAAATGAAAGTCTCTGATATCTCTTTATTATTTCTTCGTTGTGAACCGTCCCTAAAAAACCTGAAACTAAACCGTTCTCCAGATTTTTTAAAGATTCAGCATCACCTACTTTATCAGGAACATGTCCCCAAAGCTTTTTATAAAAATCGCCATCCCTGTCCATTTTGACTTTGCGCCAACCTTGCGACTCTTCCTGCCATTCTTTTTTTATTATTCGTGGCACACCATATAAAGCATCTTTTACAAAAACCTGTTCAATAATATTTTTTGGAAAGAAATCAGACTCCTTTAATTGGCTTGCAAAATCTTTACGGAATCCAATGAAAAACATACGAGTTCTTGTTGTAGGCGCACCATAATTTGAAGCATTGACTTTAATAGGATGCAGTAAACAATAACGTTCTCTTACTAATGAGAATGCTTTTTCTCTTACGGAATCATATTTTTCATTCATAATCCCTGGGACATTTTCAGCCAAAAAGCAAGCAGGAGACAATTCACTCACTAATCGAAAGAAATGTACATATAGCTCATTTCTTGTATCATCGGCATTGCCTTTGCCTATAGAACTGAATCCCTGACATGGTGGGCCACCAACAACACAATCGATTTCTTGGACATTACATGCGGATAAAATATCTTGCGCAGTAAGTTTACTAACATCATTGTGTAGGTGTGCAGACTTAGGAAAATTTAGCTGATGAGAAAAAATAGCATGCTTATCTATCTCAACGGCCCCAGCTAAGTTAAAGCCCGCACGTGCTGCCCCCAAGCTTAAACCGCCTACCCCTGAGAATAAATCAACTACGTTCATATTTAGATAACCATGCCTAACAATCCAGTTAATGATCTTGCATTCTACCATCACTTCTGTCTTTTACTACATAACTCATTTCCCTTCACTATCTTCTTGATGCTGCTAGTCATTCTGATCATGTATGAATCACATCAGGGTAAGTTACACATTTTCTAACGCCAGCTCTCATCTTCCCACACCTCCTGAAGGATGCTATCCAGCGCTTCGCGGTCTGAATCTTTATCGAACCCCATCAACTCGACACCGGTCATGTTTCCCTTTTTAACAGTAACGCGCGTTGACGGGAAAACTGACTGTAGTCGCCTACCTGAATTAACTTAGTTGTCATTATCTCCACTCCGTTTCTGTTGTATACCCCGGCCACTCATCAGTGACCGTATAACTGAATTTTTTCTCGCCATATGTCACCGTTGCGCCCCGAGCCAGTACATCCAGTTCCCACCGTTCCGGCGTGATGCCGTGTTGTGCGAGGTCAAACCGGATGTGTGATATCTGGTCTCGCTGCGATTTAGTCAGGCGTGCTGAAGGTGCTAATTCATCCTGTTTTAACGGTGGTCGGTTTCGTTGCTGCCTGTTTTGAGGTTTAGCTCCCGCTTTTAGCGCTCCCCTGAGCACCTTCACGACGTCTTGGTCATTCCAGTCGATAACCCCAGCATCAATGAGATTTAGCACCGCTGCGGCTTGCTCAGACGGTGTGGGCGTCATATCTGTGGCGGTTCCGTTGGCAGGTAACCCACAGTTATTGACAGGACTCCGAGGCGCGGCGATGCCGCTTTTTAAAGTCAAAGGCTCAACGGCAACAGCCTTTGGAACGATTCGCCATTCTGATGTACGGGTGATCCGAATGTGACCCGCGCCAAGATGCGGGGCGTAAATACCGACCACTCTCTCGATATCCTCTTCATATTCGTTAACCTCATCGGTCGTGGTGCGCGCAACCCTGACGGTCTGGTCATCACGCCTGACATTCGCGCCACCCTGTGCGGCAATATAGAAATCAAACTCCCCCTCATCAGCAGCCGCGCGAGCCGCTTCGACACGCTCGTCAAAGTCGCTGGCAATGCTGACGCCGCGAGGCAGCTTTCGGAGCTCGCGATATGCGCCCATCGTCGGGAGGCCAATTGTTTTAAACTGAGGGATGCGCCATGTTGACGCCCATGCGGTGACCGCTGAGGCGGTATCTTTCAGGGGTTTACCGGTGTCTTTATCGAGCTGACCGTCGAGCGCATAGCCGTCGATATTTTTAGCGATATATTTTGCGATATAGCCAGCCGCGCCGCCTTTGTTGAGGTGTTTAGCCTCGAAGCGATTGCGCGCCGCTCCGCGCTCGTTACCGTCTTCCTTCATCGCATAGCGCCGCATAATGTCGATAATCTGCTTACGCTGGCTGCGTTTGCAAAACAACATCATATGCCAGTGGGGAGTGGCATCGTGATGAGGCTCAACAACGCGCATCCCGTACACCTGCAAATCATTATCTTTGAATGCCGTGCGCATTTTGCTCCAGATGCCGCATAAATAGCGCTGACCATCTTTCGGCGTGTACGCCTCATCATTCCAGCCGTGATTAAGCTGAACGGTTTTATTCTCACCTTTCCCAACCTGACGGGTCGGGTGATATTTTGACGGCGTGGTGATGGTGATAAACATGCCAACATCGCCGACTGATGCGGCGTAACGCTCAATACCGGCGATGGTATTCATCAGCTCCATACGACGAATTTCAGGGTTTGAAATACTCGCCATAACTTTACTAATCAGGTCGATACGCTCGCCTGTCGCTTTATTCTCGAGCTCGCAGGATTTGAGGTATTCCAGATTAGCCAGGCGGCGCGCGTGAACGTCCCGAATTGCTGTCTTGCTGGCATACGGAGAACGGTCTTTATTGACCTCACCGGCCGCAATCAGCAGGGACTCACGCCAGCGCATGCGCTGGGCTTTAAGCTGGCTGACCCACCACTCGTTATTCATCATGCGCGCGATGGCCGAGTAGGCCATACGGATGGTCATCTGACCTTTCTGGTATTTCTTCCAGTACATCGGGGTGATGTTAAGCGCGCGCACCGCGCCAGCGAGCTGGCCGTAAAGATACGACTGAGCATCATCGGTAAACAGCGCCTCTTTGCTCCCGTATGCCTCGGTGTATTCATCGCTTAACTCTTCATACGCCATGAAAATCTGTGCAGATAATCGGGCGGCGAATTTCTTCAGCACTTTGTCATTCATGTCCGGCAGCGTTTCAAATTCATCGCGTTCGGATAAAAGCCGTATCGATTTACTGGTGTCCATCCCGTACACCTGATTAACACGCTCAAGGCGCGGCCAGAGCCGTTCCTCAAATGTCTTTTTCAGGTAAAACAGCCCATGCACCTGGCTTTTAGTGCGGCGTATGTAGTTATAACGTGAGGTGAAATGCGAGCGCAGAAAGAACGGCAGACGGTCAATCTTGAATAAAACCGCTTGCACCTGACGGAATTCGGCACGTGTAAGAGGTCTGTCGCGACCAATGGCCGCTTTTGGTTTATTCCATGGGAAAGCGCCGGTGAAGGGCTCACCGGCATTTTTGCGAAATGGTGGTGGAGGCGAAGGGGCGACACGCCCCCGGTTCTCAACGGCCATCGTTGCAGAAAGCCGCCTGACATTGTTCGGCCACGCGCTCAACCTGCACGGCCAGCGATTCAAACGTAGTCGCGTCGCCGGTTAGAATTGAATGATGTAGTAAACCAGAAACAAGCTGGCTTAATTTCGGATAATAGCCGACAGTATCAAGATATTCTTTATCGGTGTTAATTCCGGTTTTTGCGATTTTCTTCTCGCGTAAAATAAATTGAAACTGGTCACTGGTGACGACATAGCGGTCGCCGATTTCAATACGAATTGACATTTTCACCCTCTTTATTTTTGAGCATCGCGACACCATCAATGCAATTGCGAGTAAACTCAGCGGTCAGAGTTGCCAGCTCTTCATTTGTGGAAACGTCCCGACAAAAAACAGCGCGTTTAACCAGCAGATTCACCGAGTCAGATATGAGATTTAATTCATTCTGATAAATTGCGATAACAATCTGTGCGAAACCTTCCGCTTGTTTATCGTGACGCAACTCCGCGAGTTGATAATCTCCGTTCGGTAGTGCGCCGATTACTAGCCACTTATTAATAATTACAGAACTAACATGGTCATTATCAGGCATTAGAACTCACCTTATTTTTCTAATGGTTTAGAAAGGGATACCATCATCAAAACCGAATTCGCGATGCTCGGCACGACGTCGCCGCTGTTGCTCTCGCCAAACGTACTTCACGATTTTGTTGATATCACGCGCAGACAAAGAAACTGCTGTAGTGCTGACAGGTACAAAAGAAGGCTTAGAGGCAAGATAAAACATATAACCAACTTCGCAGGGAGCAAAATACTCGTCTAAAACTGCTGAAATGATTTTGTTTACATCAACATTGAAAACAAATGTTTGCTTTTGCTTTTTAATAAAGCGCCAACATTCGCACACGTCAAAAGTATTGCTTTTATAAATAAGCTCTATTAATTCTTTCATTCCATTCTCCAGATAAAAGAAAGCCCCGCGCAGTTAAGCGCGTTAAATTCACTTCCAGACTAATTAATGCAAATACTGTTCAGGTTTTACCGATGTTAAAATCGTTGGTGCGTTTTCAAATAGCGCAATTAATTCACGCAGTGCGCGTAATAGCTTCTCACGCCAATAACATGACGCCTCATCGGTGCGCCAGATGGGCTGATTAAATTCTTTTTCTGTTAATCCGGCATGCATGAAAAGTGCGCGGCGCTGACTGACGGTCATGCGCCCGACAAACGTTGAGGCACTCGCGCCCATCTGGCGGGATTTAGAAAAGGTATTACGCAGCTCGTCAATCGCGTTAATCAGACGCTCGCGATCGGCGTCGTTCATTTCCTCGAGGCGCATATTTGCGTGACGCTGTTTTAACTGAGCATGAAAGCAAATTGTCAGGCGCTCGCGCTCCATCATCTGGTTATAGAAATCACAGGTATCAGACCAGCGAGGCGCGGCCAGATACTTTCCAATCAAGCCGCGAAGGGCTGCGGGTTGTTTGTCCACTATGGCAAAAGTCATAACCGTCATAACGATAAACCTCTGGATTTTATGAAACGTTTAACCATGGAAATAAATCCCGGCTTACGGGTGCGAATGATGATTCCCTTCCGTCCTTTACCATGAGTAATCTTGAACGGCATCGGGCGTTGGCTTTCGCTACGCAGTAACTGAGCAATGCAACGAGGTTCAACCATGCTTAAAGTCCCATCCATAAAAGCCAAGCGTCGCGTTGCTCAACAGGACGGTTACGAAATGCCTCACGAACACCACGGTTAAACTCAGACAAAAGCACCAATTTATCGCCAGCGCGCGCATTAGGTTTGGTTGGGTCGCGGAATTCAACAACCGGCAGCTTGTTAGCCTTAATCATTGACTCAATCGCCGATGCTGGCTTGCCCACCAATTCTGCGAACTTATCAGGGTGTACCGCTTCCAGTGGGTACTGGATCACGTAATCATTAGTTTCCATCGCTTACCCCTACTCTTTTCTGATGAATGACCCGCCAAAACCTCGGCGGGCGTCTTCGTTCGTGCTAGTCTCAGCAGATCCAGCTCTTTACAGACCGTTCAGGAACGCTCCTGAAGGGCTGGACTCTCGCCCGTTATGGTACACATATAGGTTCCATTTACGGGGAATTTAGGACACATATAGGTTCCATGTCAAATGAAATTGAGCGAAAAGGTAAAAGCATTGAGGGAAGCGGAGGGGTTGAGTCAGGCGAAGTTCTGCCAAATCATTGACTTGTCACTCAGCACTTTAAAGAAATATGAAACTGGTAACTTTGAACCCAGCGGCACAGCTCTGCTGAAGATAACGACCAACCCCCAATTTCAGAAATACACGCTATGGCTAATGACAGATAAAACAGCCCCGCAAGCTGGTCAAATAGCACCGGCCATCGCACACATTGGGCAAGACGCAACAAAATCACACCAATCCGAGAAACAGACTGGTTAACACTTTATAAACATTACATTTTCACTATTTGTTACCAAGATAGTGAGCTCTGCACCGGAGGGCTTTCTTATGTCAATTAAGAAGCTCGATGATGGTCGCTATGAAGTGGACATAAGACCGCGCGGGCGCGAAGGACGTCGCATTCGCCGGAAGTTTGAAAGGAAAGCTGAAGCTGTAGCATTTGAACGCTATACGCTGGCAAACGCGAACCAGAAAGAATGGGCCGGACAGCGCGCCGACCGACGCACATTAAAAGAATTGCTGGATATATGGTGGAAGTATCACGGCCAGAACCACGAACACGGTCAAAAGGAGTTTAATCACCTGCTCAAGACAATTAACGGGCTTGGCGATATGCCGGTCAGCCGACTCAGTAAGCGGCTGTTAATGGATTACCGCTCGGTGCGGCTACGTGATGGGATAAGCTCTTCGACTATAAACCGGGATATGTACCGTTTTTCAGGTATGTTTACGAAGCTAATACAGTTAGAAGAATTTGTCGGCATCCACCCAGTGCACGGGCTACCGCCGCTGGCCGAAGCTAACCCGGAAATGACATTTCTAGAGAAGCAGGAAATCGCCAGCTTACTCGATGCCGTAACTGGTGATGATTTACTTATCGCTTTGCTCGGTGTCAGTACCGGTGGCCGCTGGTCTGAACTGGCGACATTGAAACCTTCGCAGGTAGTTAACTGTAGGGTCACATTCCTGAAAACCAAAAACGGGAAAAAACGCACCGTCCCGATTTCGGCAGAACTGGAAAAGATGATCAAGGAGAAGGCGAGCGGGAAGCTGTTCAAAGTCGACTATGAGAAATTTTGTAAGATACTGCGAAAGGTGAAGCCAGACATACCGCCGAATCAAGCAACGCACATCTTGCGCCATACCTTCGCCAGTCATTTTATGATGAACGGAGGAAACATAATCGCCTTACAGCAAATATTGGGTCATGCGAGCATCCAGCAAACAATGGTGTATGCACACCTTTCGCCGGATTATCTGCAAAATGCCGTCGCATTAAACCCTTTAGCTGGCGGCACGACCTTATAA